ATCGCGGCAACCACCGTTCAGGCCCCCGCAAATGAAACAGGGGGCGCCCACTGATGGGCGCCCCAGGCTTCAAGGACCTGGTGGCGGCTGATATTTCTGCCGTGTTTCTGAATGACCAGGAGTTCGCGGGCACCCACACAATAGACGGCAAGCCTATGGCCGTGGTGGTGGATGAAAACGAGCTGCTGGAGCGGGACAAGTCAAAAATGGGGATCCAGGTGGATGGAACCTACAAGGCCCGCCGGCTGATCTATGTGGCCAAGGAGGAATACGGCCCGCGCCCGGCCCATGGGAAACAGCTTCATTTTGACGGGCGCCTGTTCCGGGTGGCCGATTGCACCGAGGAGGCCGGTATGCTGGCCATCACGCTGGAGGCGGTGAGATCGTGAGCGAAAGCGTGATACAGATTGACGAACAAGCGGAAATCCAAAAAATCATACGCCAGCTGAACACCCTGCCCAACCAACTGAAAGCCCCCGGCGTGCTGGCCAGCGCCATCAACGCAACGGCCAATGAAATGAAACGGAAAATCGGGCAACGGACCAGGAAACGCTATGCAATCAGCGACAAGAAGATCCTGACCGACAGGAAACAGGGCGGCATGTACCTGGAGCGGGCCACCGGAACCAGCACAGAGGCCACCCTGATCTCCATGGGCGGCATGGTGGAGGTCATGGCTTACATGACCAGGAGGAACACCGAAACCACCGCGGCCATGCTGAAAGTGCTGAACGAAAGCAGTTTTGTTGGGCTGGGAGAAAAAAGGGGTCCAAAAGCATTTGTTGCTACATTCGAGAGCGGACACACGGCCATTGTACAGCGTGTGTCGGGTGAGTTCTACACAAGAGGCCGAGCAAAACGCGAGGAAAAATATGGCCCCAAAGCAGATATGACCAAGATA